TTACCGACTGCGGCCTGAGTTTTTTAAGTGACGTAAAATCGTGTTGAGGCCAACGCCCATAATGCGGGCTGTTGCCCGGCATCCAACGCCATTCATGGCCATATCAATGATTTTCTGGTGCGTACCGGGTTGAGAAGCGGTGTAAGTGAACTGCAGTTGCCATGTTTTACGGCAGTGAGAGCAGAGATAGCGCTGATGTCCGGCGGTGCTTTTGCCGTTACGCACCACCCCGTCAGTAGCTGAACAGGAGGGACAGCTGATAGAAACAGAAGCCACTGGAGCACCTCAAAAACACCATCATACACTAAATCAGTAAGTTGGCAGCATCACCAGCAGTGACAATATAAAATATAGTCTTAATATTATACAATACTCGCTGAATCGTCATTTGTCGACGTGGAATATCGTGTACACCAAAATAATATCAGTATTTTGGCTTGTATTACTTATCAGCTCATGCATCAGCATACGTAATTACTCAAAAATATGGTTGTGTATAATACTTATTTGTATAGTGTCAGTATGCAATAATCTAATTTTATTGTATTTTATTGATAAATCCCATCCTGCATGGTACATGACAAAATTTCTTGAATTGATATCAATGATTTATATCATTTCAACACTCATGTATTATGTTTTCAGGAAATTAAATCATGCTAATCATATGGCAATTCATGATCCACTAACGAATACATACAATAGAAGATACTTTATTGACTCATTGAAGAATATATCAAAACACCATGATTTCTCAGTAATAATGTTAGATATTGACAATTTCAAAAGCATCAATGACAAATGGGGGCATCATATGGGTGATCAAGTCATAGTAATGGTTACCAGAATAATAAAAAAATCCATCAGGAAAGAGGATATATTAGGGCGCTTAGGCGGTGAGGAGTTCGGTATTATCATTAAAGGTAATACTCAAAAGCTCTTGCTATCAATTGCAGAGCGAATCAGAAAAAACATTGAGGAGCAATGCTCGAAAAAATTATTATCGCATGGACCTGAGAAAATAACCGTCAGTATTGGTTGTTTTACTTCAAAAGAGAATAATCTCAGTCCATCTGAAATGTTAGTCAATGCCGATAAAGCGTTATATCAAGCCAAAAGAACCGGAAAGAACAAGGTGATAACTCACTCAAAATAAACACCTTTTTAAAATACAGCCCCAATAAACTGCAGAATATTATCCCATATAATATCCTGCAGTTCGTAATGCACTATTCGATAATGGGTCCTGTTGGCCATTCAATATCCGGTGCAGTTGATGTATCAACACGGTTCAGCAATACCCGATACTTTTTCCATGCTTCCAGCAACGAGATTTCTTCCTCCGTTGCAATTTCCAGATCTGCAGCATCCTGAAGCGGCGCAATATGCTCACTGGCTACCTGCATCAGGCTGTTTTTTGTTTCTTCCGCCTCCCGGATCCGGAACAGTTTTTCTGCTTCCGTATCCTTCACCCAGGCTGTGCCGTTCCACTTCTGATATTCCCCTCCCGGCGATAACCAGGTAACATTTTCCGGTAACGGACCGAGTTCAGAAATAAATAACGCGTCGCCGGAAGCCACGTCATAAACCGTTTTACCCCGATGATTTTCAACGAGATGCCACGATGCCTCATCACTGTTGAAAACAGCCACGAAGCCTGCCGGAATATCTGGCGGTGCAATATCGATACTGTTTGCTGGCAGACCTGTATGAGGCGGAATATATGCGTCACCTTCACCAATAAATTCATTAGTTCCGGCCAGCAGATTATAAATTTTTATGGTCCGTGGTTGTTCACTCATTCTGAATGCCATTATGCAAGCCTCACAATATAGTTAAATGCGATGTTTTTGACGGTGTTTTCCGCGTTACCAGCAGCGTTAACGGTGATGGTGTGTCCATGTGAGCCAATCGCAACCGAGTGCGTATGAGCACCAATACCCACAGTATGTGCGTGTGCACCTGCGCTTGCAGCAGTACCCGATACAGAGTGCGTATGAGCGCCTGCAGAAGAAGTGTTAACACTGTATTTAGAATAATCAGATGCTCCACTTCCCGGAGCACCACTGGAACCACCTGAAACAAATGTCATCGAATGGGTATGTGCACCGGCTGAAGCAGCCGTACCGCTAACACTATGGGTATGCGCACCAGTGTTATTCGTGGATTTAGTGCCGTAATCAAACGACGATGTGGTTTTCGTCCCCAAATCCGTACTGGATGCGCTGGCGCTGTGGGTGTGCGATTTAATGCCGTCCTGTTCCTGAGACAATACGGCCCGACCACTGGCGGGCTTGCCCTTAATCATCCAGCCACGCATATCAGGGATCACGCCTGACGGATAAGCCGCTGCAAGTTTCGGGTAAGCAGATTTGTCAAAAGTCTGCCCCTGCATCAGGGCATAACCAGACGGAACGGTATCCGATGGCCACGGGATTGGTGCGCCAGGCGGATAAAACTGCTCTGATGGCGTATAGAGTGAATAAACTGTACCGTCCGTTAACCCTTCCGGCTTATTAGCAGAATATGCTGGTGACGTATGAATCGTTACGCTGGCATTACTGGTATAATCCCATTGAATATTTACACCAGTCGCATAATTTCCGATTGCAACGTAAATATCGTAAGTATCACCAGATGTATTGACCCAGGCAAAATTTGTAAACCCTGCCGATGTGCGCTGCCATAAAGCACCAGTAATCCCCTTCGGATTACCATTACCTGCACGCAAAACAAGTTCAGATATACCTGCCTGTTGAGGTGAACCGACGTTATATCCAGCCCCACCAATCAACGTAATTGAAACAACAGAACTCGCCTGCGGCATGGTTACCGTTGCTAATTTGAACCAACCAGCACCACCGCTGAATGACATAGTTGTTGAGTTAAGCGTACCAATATCTTTCGGTGTCAGTGTTATATCCGCTGAAAGCGCCTTACCATTCACCTTACGGGCAGAAGGTACCCGAAATCCCCTGAAAGCACAGCGGCTGGCTGAGGAGATAAATAATAAACGGGGAGCTGTATGCACAAAGCATCTCCTGTTGAGTTAAGAACGAGCATTGAGATGGCACATAGCCTCGCTCAAATTGGAGTCAGGTTTGTGCCAATACCAGTAGAAACAGACGAAGAATTTCATACGTTAGCCGCATCCCTTTCACAAAAGCTGGAAATGATGGTGGCGAAAGCAGAAGCAGATGAGAGAGACCAGGTATGACAACCACTGAATGCATTTTTCTGGCAGCGGGCTTCATATTCTGTGTGCTTATGCTTGCCGACATGGGACTTGTTCAATGACACATCAGCAGGAAAACGCCCTTCGCAGTATTGCCCGTCAGGCTAATTCTGAAATCAAAAAAGCCAGACAGCAGTTTCCGGATAAAAACGTCGATGACATTTGCCGTAGCGTACTTAAGAAGCACCGCGAAACGGTAACGCTGATGGGATTCACACCGACTCATTTAAGCCTGGCGATCGGCATGTTAAACGGCGTCTTTAAGGAACGGTGAACATGAAAAGCAAAATCATCAGGGAGCTACAGGTTCCTTTTTTATTGTTCGCATTCATCCTCAAGCGTATTAACCAACAATTCAGGGATTAATGGAAGATGGCAGACATCATTGATTCAGCATCAGAAATCGAAGAATTACAGCGCAACACAGCAATAAAAATGCGCCGCCTGAACCACCAGGCTATATCTGCCACTCATTGTTGTGAGTGTGGCGATCCGATAGATGAACGAAGACGCCTGGTCGTTCAGGGTTGTCGGACTTGTGCAAGTTGCCAGGAGGATCTGGAGCTTATCAGTAAACAGAGAGGTTCGAAGTGAGCGAAATTAACTAGAAGCCAAAGATAAAATCATCGCTGAGCAGGAGAAAATCGCTAACGGAGAAAAGACAGTAAGTCAGTATATGAAAACCGCATGATATCATCAGATAAAAATCGGTCGTAAAGCGAAATATTAATACCAGAACAAACGAGTCGAGGTAAATTATATTACCTCGATAAATTAACTAAAACTTGCCCGCTATATACTATATCATTCAGTATCATCACGCGCGGTCTGTGCATATGTCACTACCGCACCTAATATATTAATTTTCTTTTCAACATAGATAATATTATCGTACTCATAATTGCCATACGGATAGCAAATGCGAATATTCTCATGTAGATCGGGGTCATCCACCTCAGCTCCAGAACAACTTTTTGAACTACCGGAAGTATACCGATACGGTGCAACATAAGACGATGTCTCTCCAGGCAAAAAATAAGTTAGTGTCGTAAGGGGTATAATCAGAAAAAATCCTGCAAATATGCACATCCCTGCATAAACCTTAAGGTATGCTGACAGACTCTTCCAGCCTCTTTGTTTTACTATCCCCTTCTTAACCCAAAACAGAGATAATAGAAAAGCTATTCCCATGCTAAACAGAATGTAATAGTGGGATATACTCTGATTAAGAAACGTGACCCTGTAGATATCTGCCCGCCACCAGAAGAAAAGGAAAATAAAGATCAGCCCTGAAACTGTCATGCAAATCAAATAAGGATACGAATCTTTTTTCATGTTTAGCGCCCATAAAATTTTTCCTGACCCGGACAAATTTACCATCCATTTTTTGCGCAGAAAATAGCTCATTACTTACTGCACAATAATACACAAAATTGCGTAAATTTTTTGCATGGATTTTAGCTCTTTCAGCCGACATTTAAGGGGTAAATAGCATTTCCTAAAAGCAACTGCACCAACCCAACAGAATGGGCTACCGCTTACGTTGAGAGCAAAAAAGTGTATAGCAGCAATGAACAGCATCCTCGCACTGACGAGGATTTCTTTTATCTGAACTCGCTACGGCGGGTTTTGTTTTATGGAGATGATAAATGCACTTCCGAGTCACAGGTGAATGGAATGGAGAACCATTCAACAGAGTTATCGAAGCCGAGAACATCAGCGACTGCTATGACCACTGGATGCTGTGGGCGCAGATAGCACATGCAGACGTAACCAATATTCGAATTGAAGAACTGAAAGAACACCAAGCCGCCTGATGGCGGTTTTTTCTTGCGTGTAATTGCGGAGACTTTGCGATGTACTTGACACTTCAGGAGTGGAACGCACGCCAGCGACGCCCAAGAAGCCTTGAAACAGTTCGTCGATGGGTACGCGAGTGCAGGATATTCCCTCCTCCGGTAAAGGATGGAAGAGAGTATCTGTTCCACGAATCAGCGGTAAAGGTTGACTTAAATCGACCAGTAACAGGTAGCCTTTTGAAGAGGATCAGAAATGGGAAGAAGGCGAAGTCATGAGCGCCGGGATTTACCCCCTAACCTTTATATAAGAAACAATGGATATTACTGCTACAGGGACCCAAGGACGGGTAAAGAGTTTGGATTAGGCAGAGACAGGCGAATCGCAATCACTGAAGCCATACAGGCCAACATTGAGTTATTTTCAGGACACAAACACAAGCCTCTGACAGCGAGAATCAACAGTGATAATTCCGTTACGTTACATTCATGGCTTGATCGCTACGAAAAAATCCTGGCCAGCAGAGAAATCAAGCAGAAGACACTCATAAATTACATGAGCAAAATTAAAGCAATAAGGAGGGGTCTGCCTGATGCTCCACTTGAAGACATCACCACAAAAGAAATTGCGGCAATGCTCAATGGATACATAGACGAGGGCAAGGCGGCGTCAGCCAAGTTAATCAGATCAACACTGAGCGATGCATTCCGAGAGGCAATAGCTGAAGGCCATATAACAACAAACCCTGTCGCTGCCACTCGCGCAGCAAAATCAGAGGTAAGGAGATCAAGACTTACGGCTGACGAATACCTGAAAATTTATCAAGCAGCAGAATCATCACCATGTTGGCTCAGACTTGCAATGGAACTGGCTGTTGTTACCGGGCAACGAGTTGGTGATTTATGCGAAATGAAGTGGTCTGATATCGTAGATGGATATCTTTATGTCGAGCAAAGCAAAACAGGCGTAAAAATTGCCATCCCAACAACATTGCATGTTGATGCTCTCGGGATATCAATGAAGGAAACACTTGATAAATGCAAAGAGATTCTTGGCGGAGAAACCATAATTGCATCTACTCGTCGTGAACCGCTTTCATCCGGCACAGTATCAAGGTATTTTATGCGCGCACGAAAAGCATCAGGTCTTTCCTTCGAAGGGGATCCGCCTACCTTTCACGAGTTGCGCAGTTTGTCTGCAAGACTCTATGAGAAGCAGATAAGCGATAAGTTTGCTCAACATCTTCTCGGGCATAAGTCGGACACCATGGCATCACAGTATCGTGATGACAGAGGCAGGGAGTGGGACAAAATTGAAATCAAATAATGATTTTATTTTGACTGATAGTGACCTGTTCGTTGCAACAAATTGATAAGCAATGCTTTTTTATAATGCCAACTTAGTATAAAAAAGCAGGCTTCAACGGATTCATTTTTCTATTTCATAGCCCGGAGCAACCTGTGAACACATTTTCAGTTTCCCGTCTGGCGCTGGCATTGGCTTTTGGCGTGACGCTGACCGCCTGTAGCTCAACCCCGCCCGATCAACGTCCTTCTGATCAAACCGCGCCTGGTACCTCTTCTCGCCCGATTCTGTCGGCAAAAGAAGCGCAGAATTTCGATGCTCAACACTATTTTGCATCCCTGACACCAGGTGCTGCAGCGTGGAATCCTTCCCCGATTACCCTGCCTGCGCAACCTGACTTTGTTGTCGGCCCGGCGGGCACTCAAGGTGTAACGCATACCACGATTCAGGCGGCGGTAGATGCGGCAATTATCAAGCGTACCAACAAGCGCCAGTATATTGCCGTGATGCCTGGTGAGTATCAGGGAACGGTATATGTCCCTGCCGCTCCGGGTGGAATTACTCTGTACGGTACAGGTGAAAAACCGATTGATGTGAAGATTGGGCTTTCCCTTGATGGTGGCATGAGCCCTGCCGACTGGCGTCACGACGTCAACCCGCGCGGCAAATATATGCCAGGTAAACCAGCGTGGTATATGTACGATAGCTGCCAGAGCAAACGCAGCGACAGTATCGGTGTTCTCTGCTCTGCGGTCTTCTGGTCACAAAACAATGGCCTGCAACTGCAAAATCTGACCATCGAAAACACGCTGGGCGATAGCGTAGATGCAGGTAACCATCCGGCGGTGGCACTGCGTACTGATGGTGACCAGGTACAGATTAACAACGTTAACATTCTCGGTCGTCAGAACACCTTCTTTGTCACCAACAGCGGTGTGCAGAACCGTCTGGAAACGAATCGTCAGCCGCGTACGCTGGTGACCAACAGCTACATTGAAGGGGATGTGGATATCGTTTCTGGTCGCGGCGCAGTGGTGTTCGATAACACCGAATTCCGCGTGGTGAACTCACGTACTCAGCAAGAAGCGTATGTGTTTGCACCGGCTACGCTGTCCAACATTTACTACGGTTTCCTCGCCGTAAACAGCCGTTTCAATGCTTTCGGTGATGGTGTGGCGCAACTGGGCCGCTCGCTGGATGTTGATGCCAATACCAACGGTCAGGTGGTGATCCGTGATAGCGCCATCAACGAAGGTTTTAACACGGCTAAACCGTGGGCCGATGCGGTGATCTCTAATCGTCCGTTTGCGGGTAATACCGGCAGCGTAGATGATAACGACGAAATACAGCGCAATCTGAATGACACTAACTACAACCGCATGTGGGAATACAATAACCGCGGCGTGGGTAGTAAAGTGGTTGCAGAGGCGAAGAAGTAA